TGAACAACTTAATCAAGAAATGAGTTATTATCCTACATGCATACAACAACATGATAAATTCTTAATCTTGTATAGACAACAACATTGGGACTTGGCATTAAGATGGTTGAATGATTTGAGAAATGAATTTAATGGTGTTATGGCGGATTATTATGCTATGATGGAGAAACGTATAGAGGCATTAAGAAATGAAGACCTCCCAGCTGATTGGGATGGCATTTATAGGGCGACGACAAAATGAATAAAAACTTTTTTCCATTAAAAACAGGACATAAAGCATCTGATGAATATTTTAAGAATTTAGCAATTTGGCATAATATTGATTTAGTGAAAGCATTTTTCTTAGGTGCTCTTATTAGTTCCATTATTTTATTTTTAACTTGGAGTCTATTTAATTAAAATAGTTCTTGACATTCTTTTCTTTTTCCTGTATACTGCATATAGTGAAATAAAAGAAAGATAAATATTATTATGGACCCAATACTACATACAGTAATCGCAATAGGTTGTATGGTTGGTAGTTATTACGTCGGACATTTTTTGGCAACAAAAAATAATTTTGAACCTATAGTATCAGGATTGTTAGATAAACTGGAATCGGATGGTTTTATCCATACCAAACTTGATAAAGATGGTGACAAAGAACTCATTCCTATTTCAGAGATAATGGCTAAAACATTGCGAGATTCAATAAAATTATCAAAATAACCTTGACAAAATTGTTATAATGTGATACCTTATTGACTATGCACATATTACCAGCATATTTTACAACTACAAATACCTGTAAATGTAAGAAATCTAAGAAGCCTGTTTCCTTGATTGGCGGCAGAGCGTCAACATACAAAGTTTTTAGAAGTAATATAAAGGATATTGGAAGATGAGACACGTTGAAGTATCTCTTATGGAAGAGGATGAACTATCTATTGATGGTCAAGTCAAACCAGCAGGAAAAATAGAAATTCGTGAGTTTGAAGATGGAGAATGGATGAGTGGTACATATAAACCTTCATGGGAAAATGCTATGGAACATATTAAGGAATATTTAAATGAGAGTTGATGTAAGAAACAACAATGTCGATCAGGCATTAAGGGTTCTAAAGAAGAAATTGCTATTAAATGGATTGTTCAATGAACTAAAAGAACGAGAACATTTTGTATCAAAGGGTGGAAAACGCCGAAGAGCAAAAGCTGCTGGTATTCGTAGATATAAAAAAGAACAGAAAAAACGTCAAGAAGAATTGGGATTGTAATATGGTTAGAAAGAAAAAAATTACTGTTGAGACTGACAACAGTAATTGGCAAGTTCCTAAGAAACGTAAGAAACGCAAACCTATGTCGGAAGAACAACGAGTTGCTGCCGCGGCACGTTTGGAAAAAGCAAGAGAAAAACGTAAAGAGAAAAATTCTGATTATGGACAAAGTGGAATTGCACAATCTTTAAGGGATTTACCAGAGGATCATCCAAGACATCCTAAAAAAGTTAAAGAATGGATTAAAACTCAAAAAGGCCTTGCGAGTTCAGAACGAAGTTCTGTAAGACAGAATCTAAAAGGAGCAATAGCACAATTAGCTATCCATGAAGGATATATAAGACATATGCAAAAATATCTTAGGGACGGTGATTGGGTTGATAATTTTTATGGTGAATATCAACAGCATAAAACTCGTTGGAAAAGTATTGTATTAGCATATAATGATGATGGTACAGTCAAAAGGAATGTAGGAGTTTTTTATCCAGATATGGGTTGTGAATATACACAAGAAATGTTTAACGAAGATAATGAATAGAAAGGTATTTCTAATGTCGGACCAGAAAAACGGAAACGCAAAGGAAAACGACAACGTAATACGGGGTCCATGGTCAAAGTCAAAAAGAAAGGTTAAAGTTCCTGATGAAGAATTTCTTCAGCTGCAAGAAAATATGGAATTTGCTGAAGAACTTAACCAAAAGATAATCGTTCAAATGATTCATACTTTGGCCGACAATGGTATTGATGTTGCAGATGTATCTTTTATTCGTGATTTAGGATTAATAATTGAATTGATAAAGGCAAGTATATATAGAGATATGGGAATTCCCCATCCATCACATGAATTTTTCGAAGTTCTTGTAGATGTTGGTGTTGATGAAGAGGATGGTAGTATTCATAGTCAAGTTGATGTAAGTATGCTAGAAAAATTTGTCGAGCTTAGTAAATCTTTTAAGGATGATAATAATGACCCACCCGAAATTTCATAAACCATTCAGTCCTATAATTATGGAAACAGAAGTACCAAAGAAATTTATTAAAATAATCAATGGTACTGCTGATAAAGTACTTAATAGTGAAACTGCCAGCGTTGAATGGGATTGGTCACACAACCTCGTTGGTAAAGTACATAAAGAAGTACAAATCCCCATAAAAAATAGAGCTGATAAAGAATTTCTTTTTAATGTAATGAAATCTGCATGTGTTGATTATCTGAAAGAATCAATAAAGAATCATACTGCTTATAGTTGGAAGAAGCTTGCTGGTAATGCAACACCAACATTGGATAACATTCATCTAACTCATAGTTGGGTAGTCAGCCAATATGCTGGAGAATATAATCCTTGGCATCATCATAGTGGTGATTTCTCGTCAGTTATCTATCTTAAACTACCACCCAACATGCACAAAGAAATAGAAGAAGATTTTGAAGACCATTATCCAGCAAATGGATTAATAGAATTTATGTTCGGTGAGAATCAAAACTTTAGAAGTGACAATTTAAAGTTCAAACCAGTAGTGGGAAAGATGTTGGTATTCCCATCATGGTTGAGACATTTTGTATATCCCTTTAAGAGTGAAGGTGAGAGAAGGAGTATGAGTTTTAATTCTCATATATTTGTGCCAGAATGATATTAGTTGATATGAATCAGATTTCTCTTGCAAGTATGATGATGCAATTGCATATGAGTAAGTCTAAAGAAATTGATGAGAATATGGTGCGGCATATGATTCTTAATTCGCTTCGTATGTACCGTACCAAATATTCATCTGAATTTGGAGAGTTGGTTCTGTGTTATGATTCCAAGCATTATTGGAGGCGTGATTACTTTCCAGAATATAAATTTAGCAGACGAAAGGGTAGAGAAAAATCTGACCTTGATTGGAATTCAATTTTTCTTTGTCTCAATCAGATAAAAGATGAACTTAGGGATAATTTGCCATACAAGTTTATAGAAGTATACGGTGCAGAAGCTGATGATATTATCGGTGTTCTTTGTTCGGAATATTCAGATGAGATAATGATTATTTCTGGTGATAAGGATTTCATTCAGCTTCAAAAATTTCCTAATGTAAAACAATTCAGTCCTATCACTAAGAAAACAGTAAATGGTGAAAATCCTGGCGAATATCTTAAAGAACATATCTTTAAAGGTGACACCAGTGATGGAGTACCTAATGTACTATCTCCCGATAATACATTTACTGACGGCCTACGACAAAAACCCTTAGCTAAAAAGAAAATTGCTTCATGGATGGAACATGATTTTGAAGATGTTGCTCCTAATGATGAAGTGAAAAGAAACTATCAAAGAAATCGCAAATTGATTGATTTGACATACACACCAGAAGAACTTTCTTCAGAGATAATTAATATATATAAGGAAGCTCCATATGGTGATCGCAGCAAACTACTAAATTATTTCATACAAAAGAGGTTGAGAAATCTCACTGAATCTATAGGAGAATTTTAAAATGGATTTACTAATTTCAGAAATCTTGGAAAAGGTTTCAAAAGTCAAAACTAAGCAGGAGAAGGTAAATCTTCTGCGAGAATATAATCATGATGCATTAAGGATGGTAATAAAATCTTCTTTCGATCCTAAAATCGAATGGGATTTACCAGAAGGTGAAGTTCCTTATACTCGCAATGATGCACCAGCTGGAACAGAGCATTCTTCTTTATCATATGAATCTCGTAAGTTGTATCATTTCATTCGTGGTGGTGATAAACAAATTAATCAGAATAAACGTGAATCAATGTTTGTTCAACTATTAGAAGGCCTTCATGAAAGTGAAGCAGCCCTTCTGATTGCTGCAAAGGATAAGAAGTTGCATCAACTGTACAAGGGACTTTCTGCTCCTGTAGTCAAGGAAGCATTTAATTGGAATGATGAGTATATGATTGATGATCATCATGTTTATCCTCAAACGCCAGGACCAGCGAATGGGTGATGTTCCTTATAAAAGATGGCAATGTGGTGCTTGTGGTTTCATATATGATGAAGAGCTTGGAGATGAAGAAGAAGGATTCCCCCCAGGCACTCTATTTAAAGATATTGATGATAATTGGATTTGCCCAGATTGCGGGACTACTAAAGATATGTTTGTAGAAATGTTTGCAGGGCAGAGTAATGCTTATTGAAGACGATATTAAACTTGACTATTCTGATGTATTGATTCGTCCTAAGAGGTCAACTCTTACATCTAGGTTTGATGTTGATCTAGAAAGAACCTATACATTTTATCATAGTGGTAAAGAATGGACTGGCGTTCCTGTTATGACAAGTAACATGGATACCACCGGCACATTTGAAATGCATGAAGAATTAAGTCTTCATGGTATGGTGACTTGTATTGCGAAACATTACAATACAGATGGTAAAAAATGGAATCAAGCAGAACGCAAAAATAAACTTTGTGTAATGTCTGGTATATCTGATACAGATATATCAGAGATTATTGGTGTAGTAAATACTTTTTCTGATATTGCATTTGTTGGTTTGGATGTTGCAAATGGGTATACAATCAATTTTGTTGAAGCGATAAAACAACTAAGATTACAACTCCCTAGTTCAACTATTATTGCAGGCAATGTAGTTACTGCTGATATGACAGCAGAACTTATTCTTGCTGGAGCAGATATTGTTAAAGTGGGAATTGGTGGTGGTAGTGTATGTACTACTCGTATTAAAACTGGAATCGGATATCCACAGTTAAGTGCTGTGATTGAATGTGCCGATGCAGCTCACGGTATTGGTGGACATATCATTGCAGATGGTGGATGTAATTCATCTGGTGATATGGTAAAGGCATTTGCCAGCGGCGCTGATTTTGTTATGCTTGGTGGTATGCTTGCGGGCCATGAGGAATGTGATGGTGAATTGGTTTTTGAGGATGATAATCCAGAACCAATAGGTATGCAGTTTTATGGTATGGCATCCAAGACTGCAATGGACAAGCATGGTCATTCCAACAGAGAATATAGAGGGGAAGAAGGTAAAACGGTCACTGTACCTTATCGTGGCCCCGTAAGAGATACTGTTACTGATATTCTTGGTGGTATTCGATCTGCTTGTACTTATGTTGGTGCAAAACGATTAAAGGATTTGCCAAAATGCACTACATTTGTTAGAGTGAATAATACCCATAATAGAATATACGAATAATGTCATTGACAAGAAAACGAATCATCTATGATCGTTCTGGTGAAAATCCCTATATGATTCGATATCACCTTATTTTCAGAGAAAAATCAGAACATTTAGAACGAAACGTGAAAGTTCCGTTCAATGTCTATCTGCATAAAATCCTTCTTTCGGATGAACCAATCCTACATGACCATCCTTGGAATTGGGGCACATTTATCATATCTGGAGGATATTGGGAACACACACCAGAGGGCCCCTTTTGGAGAGGGCCGGGATCGTGGAGAACCCGAAAATCCACAGATTTGCACTGGTTAGAACTAAACGAGAACAAACCTTGTTATACCCTTTTCTGGCATGGTTCTAGGCAGAGAACTTGGGGCTTCCAGACTGATGATGGTTGGGTAGATTATAGAACTTTTTTAGAAAATCGTTTAGAATCAAGGACTTAGGAGACACGATTCTTCTTGACAAACCCTATTCCGTATGGTACTATAAGACATGGTTAAAAATAAGGAAATAGAGAT